TCACTTTGGAAACAACAGGGGATGTAGTTGAGTCAACTAAAATGGAAGATGGAGCAAAATCTTTTATTGCTGGTAGAACATCATTTTCAGGTACTTTAGAGATGCATTTTGATGAAACAGATAGTGGTCAAACACAATTAGTTTCAGGTGCATCATTAACTTTTAAATTATTACCTGAGGGAAGTTCAGCTGGGGACAGAAAATTTGAAGGTGCTGGTATAGTTACAGGAATGTCTGTAAACCAACCTTTAGATGGAGTAGTCGCTAGATCTGTGACGTTTCAAGGAACTGGTGCTTTGACAATAGGAACAGAATAATAATTTATGTCTATTCTTAACAGAGCTAAATCTCATTTTGAGAGTTTAGGTGTGCAATCTTTAGAGATTGAAGAATGGCCTGATGATAGTGGTAAGCCCACAATTATTTATTGGAATCCAATCACTCTAGCAGAAAAAAAACGTTTATTTGAAAAGTCTAGTAATATAAACGATGTCGGCCTTTTAGCTGACATAGTTATTATGAAAGCCTTAGATAAAGATGGAAACAAAATATTTAAGTCAGAAGATAGATTAGATATTATGCATAAAGTTGACTCTGATGTCCTTGCAAAAATATCAACGTCTATGGTTCAAGCTATAACTCCCTACGACGCAAAAAAAAAGTAAATACTAGCCCTGAACTCCGCAATATGTTAATAGTTGCGGACAGGCTAAAAATAACTTTGACACAAGTATTACAAATGCCTGAAGAAGAATATAATACTTGGTTAGGTTATATGATGCTTGAACAAGAAGAATATAACAGGAACAGAAAAATATAATGGCTCAGAATTTAGTACTTAATATTTTAGCAAGAGATAAAACAAAACAGGCTCTAGCTGGAGTACGAGCTGGATTAAGTAATTTAAGGTCAGCAGTTTTTTCAGTTCAATCTGCTATATTAGGATTAGGTTCAGGACTTGCAGTAAAATCAATTTTAGATGTTGGAGCAAATGTAGAGCAACTTAGATTAAGGTTTGCTTTTTTATTTAAAGGTGTCCAGGAAGGTGACAAAGCATTTAAGGGCTTAATAGACTTTGCATCTAAAGTTCCTTTTACTCTTGAGGAAATACAAGCTGGTGCTGGAAACCTTGCGGTTGTTACAAAAAACGCAGAGGAACTAAACGAAATATTACAATTAACAGGAAACGTAGCATCGGTAACAGGATTAGATTTTAGAACTACTGCTGAACAAATACAAAGATCATTCTCTTCAGGTATTGGATCTGCTGACCTATTTAGAGAAAGAGGTGTTAGAGCCTTGTTAGGTTTTAAAGCTGGAGCTGAAGTAACAGTAGAGGACACAAAAAAAAGATTTAGAGAATTATTTGGTGAGGGAGGTGAGTTTGAGAAAGCTACAGAAGTTTTATCAACTACATTCACTGGAACATTATCTATGCTTTCAGATAAATTATTTAAATTTAAATTAGAAACAGGCCAAGCTGGTTTTTTTGATTTCGTTAAACAAGGTTTAGTAGAGGTAAATAAAATTATTGAAAACAACGCAGAGCTAATTGGTGTATTTGGTGCAAAATTATCTGCTGGTTTAATAGAGGCATCAAAACAAGTTATTTTAGGTTCAGCATTTATCATACAAGCTATAAAACCAGTTTTTTCATTTGTTGGAACTGCTTTAGTTAATTTATTTGATTTTATGAAAACTTTACCTGAAGGTGTAAGGACTCTTGGTATTGTTGGTTTTTTGATGCTTGGAGGAAAAGGAAAACTTTTAGTTTTAGTAATAGGTGCAGTTATAGATAAAGTTAGAGCTTTACTTGGAAAAGCGTTAGAGGAGTTTGCAGAGTTTAATTTTAAAATAGCTGAAATAAGAAAAACATTAAGACTCATATCTGATGAAAACTTTAATAAAATATTACAACAAACAAATCAATTAATTGGTAAGGCAACAAACTTACAAAAACCTATAAAAGATTTTAGAAAAGAAGTAGAAAATAGCAATGGAAATTTAGATGGGACTATAGGTAAAATAGAAAAATTTTTAAATACATTAGAAGCAAAAGCACTTCTTTCTAAAAAACAAATAGAAGAGATATTATCAAAACTTAAGGGAACTACTGACGAGACAGATAAAACTGCTCTTAATTTTACAAGAGTTGCTGACACAGTAAAAAATCAAATAAAAAAAGATTTAGAATCTGTCAATGAAACAATAGGTAAATTTATATTAGGTGGAGTTAAATCATTCTCAAGAGCTTTAGCAGAATCTGTTGTGCTTGGTAAAAAATTAAATATGACTTTAAAAGAATTAGCTCAAAAATTATTAGTTGATATTCTTGCATTTACTATTCAAATAATAATTCAAAAACAAATAGAGGATTTTTTAGCTGATAGAAGTTTAAAAAAAGAAGAAGAAAAATTAAAAGTTTTAAAAGAACAAGGAAAAGAACTTAGAAAAAACACTGGATTAAGTTTATTTAACACTGCCATGTCTTTTTTACCAAGTTTTGCTCAAGGAGGTGCGGTTGGAAAAGGAAGGCCTGTAATGGTTGGTGAGAGAGGGCCTGAATTATTTATACCAAACTCATCAGGACAAATAACACAAAATGCTAGAGGCATAGGAGGTGGATCAGCAGTTATTAATTTTAACATCAATACAATAGATTCAAGAGGTTTTGATCAGGCCCTTATAGAAAATAGAGGAACAATAACTTCTATCATAAACAATGCCTTAACTGAAAAAGGAAGAGGAGCTTTAGTTTAATGTCAGGAGCATTTCCAATATCGTCTGCAAGTTTTGAAACTATGGGCATCAAGTCTATTCAAAACACTATTATATCTAAATCTTTATCAGGTAAAAAATTATCAAGACAAATAGATAATCAAAGGTTTGGTTTCACTGCATCTATTATAGTTGGAAAGCGATCTGATATCTATGGTGAGCTCATGGCCTTCATAGTTAAGCAAAGATCCTCAAAAGAAAATTTTACAATTATCCCACCAGAGGTAGAGGATGCTAGAGGAAATGAAACAGGGACTTTAGCGGTTAATGGAAGTCATACTGCTGGTGATACAACGATTGCAATAGATGGGTTTGCTGGGGATGGAGCTGGAAGATTAAAAGCTGGTGATTTTATTAAGTTTAATGGTCATACAAAAGTCTATATGGTTGTAGCAGATGTAACAAGTTCATCAAACTCAGCAACAGTAACAATAGAGCCACCTTTGGTTTCGGCTTTAGCAGATGATGAAGCTGTCTCTTATGATAATATACCTTTTACAGTTCATCTTACAAACGATATTCAAGAGTTTGGTGTAGTTGGTGCAGATAATTCAGGAAACTTATTATATAAATTTGAAATAGATGTCGAAGAAGCAATATAAAATTAAATATTTTATGAATGCTGACATCTTAGCTGAAGAAATAGTCGAGGCAGAAAATATTGATGTGGTTAACCTTAATTTAAAAAAACACGACTTCCCATCAAAAAATGCTGACTACATAGTGAATGGTGATATAAAGGTTATTAGAAAGAGTATAGAAGATTATGGCAAGAACACTAACGACATCAGTAAAAAATGAATTATTAACAAACGAAATACGACCTATTCATTTGTTAACTATTGGTTTTAGTACTCCTGTTAACTTAACAGATAATAGTTTTGACCTTACGTCATCCATATCAGGATCTAGCAAAACTTATACTGCATCACCCTTTTTTATTTCGGCTCCTTCCTTTACTGAAGAAACTGATGTTACAAAAACATCTCTTCAACTAGCTTTATCAGGTGCTGATCAAACTTTTATTTCAACAGTTTTAAATGAAAATGTTGTTAACGATGATGTTGAAATATTTAGAGGTTTTTTAAATTCATCTAATGCAATAATTTCTGATCCTATATTATTATATTCAGGAAATATCGAGACATTTCAAATTGATGAATCTGAAACTGAATCGACTGTTATACTAACTGTTGTTTCTCATTGGGCTGACTTTGATAAAAAATCAGGAAGGCAAACAAACAACAATTCACAACAAAGATTTTTCAGTACAGATGTTGGTATGGATTTTAGTTCACAAACTGTTCTTGATATAAAATGGGGTAGAGCATAATGGGTTTACGTTCTTTTTTTAAATCAGTGACAAAGCCTGTAAAAAAAATTATTAAAGCAGTTAGAATATTTAATTTTTTAGGAAATATTAATCCTTTTGTAGCGTTAGGTGTTTTTGCGGTTGGTTGGTTGTTTATGAGGTCACAAAAACCTGATGTGCCTGATTTTGGAACTAATGATTTTGAGGAAACAGAAAGAGGTATTTTAATTAATAAACAATCAAATAATGCTAGTGTGCCAGTGGTATATGGGGAACGATTAATTGGAGGAACAAGAGTTTTTATAGAAACTTCAGGAACAGATAATGAATTTTTATATATAGCATTAGTATTGTGTGAGGGTGAGATTAACTCAATAGAAGAAATAAGAGTTGATGATAAAGTAGTCACTTTTTCAGGTGCATTATCAGATAACACTCAGAGAACTGTAGCATCTTCTGATTCTAATTTTTATAAAGATGGAGCAAGTTATATTACAATAGAGCCTCACTTTGGAACTGATGGCCAATCTGCATCAAGTTTATTATCTACATTATCAAGCTGGGGGTCTAATCACAAACTATCAGGCATATGTTATCTAGCATTAAAATTTAAATGGAACGCAGATGTATTCGGTGGAATCCCTCAAGTCCAAGCTAAAATAAAAGGTAAAAAAGTAATTACCCTTGCATCTAATTTATCTGAGCAAACTGCATCCTTTTCAACTAATCCAGCTTTTTGTTTATTAGATTATTTAAGAAACGAAAGATATGGAAAAGGGATAGCAACTTCAAATATAGACTTACAAAGTTTTTATGATGCCTCTCAAATTTGTGTCACCCAAGTTACTCCTTTTTCAGGAGCAAGTGCAATTAATATTTTTGATACAAATGCAGTTATTGATACCTCAAGAAAAGTAATAGATAACGTAAGAGATATATTACGTGGATGCAGAGGTTATCTTCCTTATGTACAAGGTAAATATAGATTAGTTATAGAAACAACAGGATCTGCATCTGTATCGCTTGGTGAGGATGATATTATAGGAGGATACTCTTTAGCATCGCCAACAAAAA